ATACATTAGCAGCCCAAGGCTCAATGCCGGGACTAATATTACCACTAAGCTTACTATTACTAACTGTAGGAGCAATAGCTCTAAGATGAGTGTTCCTAAACCCTGTACCAACGCACCATAACGGTTCTCCGTACTTATCAGCAAGAGCCATACTAGCTCGTTCACTTTCGATTTTAATTTGGCTAAATATCCTTCTTGTTTCATGTTGTGCTAATAATCCTTCGAAGGGTAATCCCTTCTCTTGTAAATATGTGTGCCAACCCAATACCCCTAGTCCTATGGCTCTACCTTTTTCAGCAGACCTTACAGAGTTTTCAAATCCTTTCAGACCCTTTGCCCTTTGTATGAACTCTTGCATAACACCGTCTAAAAAGAATGTGCTATCATATATTAAGTTAGTATCTTTCCATTCATTATATTTTGCTAGATTTAAACTAGACAGACAACAAACAAAACTATGGTTCTCATCTGTATGTAAGGTAATCTCTGAACATATATTTGTCATAAATACTTTCAAAGCGTTGTCTTTGTATGCAGGTGGATTTGCTTTATTCACATTACCTTTAAACATTATATAAGGTTCTCCGGTAGCTTTACGTTTCTGTAAAAGCGCACCCCATTTCCTCCTTGCAACTTTATCTCCTGACCCCAACTTCCTCATAAACTTATCACCAACAACTGCACATTGATGCATATTAAGTGATTGTCTGTTTACATCACCTTTAGGTTCACGTATGTCTAACCAATCTTCAAAATCTGCATGCTCAATGTTTAGGTTGACACTTGCCGCACCTCTTCTTACAGATCCTTGATTAGTTGCTAATATAGTAGAGTCATATACTTTACAGAAAGGTACAACACCATCTGATGTCCCATTGTTAGTTATATTAGCACCGGCAGGTCTAATTTGATTAATACCAATACCAACACCACCACCATGCTTTGCAAGCAACATCATCTCTAGATTTTTAGATCCTATATCATATATAGAGTCAGCTACATCAATACCAAAGCAACTGATTGGTAAACCTCTATCTGTCCCTGTATTAGAGAGGACAGGAGACGCTAAACATAACCAACCATTCCAGATGTATTCAAAAAATTTTTCTTCCATCTCAGGCTTGTCTAATCGCCTTGAGATAGTTTTTGATACTCTTTCATAAGCTTCCTTTGGTGTTTCATTGGGTAGTAAATACCCACCTTGAATTGTTTTCTTGTAGACATCACTATCTGCCCAAGAAGGGTAATCCTTACCCTTTATCCATCTATTACTACTAGTCATTTATTTTTTTTATTTAAAAAGGTGTATTAACCAAGCCGTTAAGCCATTAAGGTTTAATATTACTAAATTCCATTGTCTTCTTGATGTTGTCTGAACCATTACAAGTATAAAACCTACTACATATAATTCAGCTGAAATAGACCATTGAGCAGCAATTAAAAATCCACTACCCATATAACCTATCCTTTCGTACATCTTCTCCCAAGGAGAGAGACTTCTCCTCCTTACAAGTTGGCTTTCTATTTTACCAAATATCCTCGAAATCCTCCCCTTCATTTGCTTTACTGTAATCTGTAGGTCGCATAGCAAAAAAATCTGTATGTGTATGACCTCCGGTTAAATGATAAAACCAATCTAAATTTGATGCCGCTTCTTTATCGTAAACAAACATCCTAGATGTGACTTCATCATAACCAAGTTCCCTTAACTTCTCATTACATCTTTTCCTAATAAACTGTTTAAGGTCGTAAGATTTAATCCCTTCTATGTCACCCATCTCAAACATCTTGTCAATGTATTTTTCCTCAAGTTCTACCATTGTTTCAGCGGCATTTTTTATACTATCTCTACAAGTAGATCTAAGGGTTGGGTCTTCATCACACATGTGATTAAATAGTTGACAACCCATCTTTGAATGTAAGGATTCATCCCTAACACTCCACTTCATTTGTTGACCAATTCCTTTAAGAAGATTACGCATTTGGAAAGAATATAACACAGCAAAAGCACTGTAAAGGCTAACACCCTCTGCAAAAGCGGAAAAGATTGCAAGTGATCGTGCAATCCCCACTGTTTCGGTCCCGGTGTATCCCACGAGATTATCAAATCTCTGAGATGTAGCAGGCTCATGTAAAAACGCTTCAAAATCATCTAATCCTAATGTTTCGTTTAAATAACTATAAGCTACTGCATGTATTGTTTCTTGCGAACCAAACATCATAGCCATTTGTTGTATCTCATGTTTTGGAAACCATGATACTACATTTTGTGTCCAATAATCTGATACTGCACACTCGGTTTGTGCAAAACCTAGTAGAATATTTCCTACCAGATTCTTTTCTTCAGGTGTTAATCTTTCATTCCAATCCTTAACATCTCCTGACATTGGTATTTCGGTGTGTAGCCAAAATGCTTGAGCTTGCTTTAACCACCCTTCAGTATAATACTCAGGGTACTCAAATGGCTTGTAAGCTATTCTATTGTCAAATAATCCCATATTTATTTTTTTAACAAGTTTGATTCTAAATTTTCAATTCTCATTTTATAATTATCAGCATGAACCGTATGCCTATCATCAACACTACCTTTTACCCAAAGTTCTGACTTATCTAAAAAATCTTTTCTGCTGATATCTCCACAATACCATATATTTTCAATATCATAGTATTTTTTGCGGACACCTTCTCCTTCTGTCCTCTTAAACTCAATACTTAAAAAACAATATGTATCTGGTTTTTGATGAAGACTAGTTTTAGCTACAGAAACACGATAATTATCCTTTGGTTTTACTGTTCTTCTTTTTGTTTTTAATTCAATCCTTTGATTTTTATATAAAATATCGTGATTGTAATCATCTGTAGGTTTAGTCCCCCAATATTTTGCTAAAGCTAACTCAGCTATTCTAGCTGCTGCATTGGCTCTACCTTTTGTTATTGAGTTATTAAGAGATCCAAGGTCTTTAGACCATTTGTGAGCCTCTTTAATCATTTCTTTTGTATGAGGTATTTTGGTTATTTTATCCATCTTGTCTGTTTTTTAAAATTAAATAAATTGTTTTATCACACTCCTTATTGGTTTGTGGTTTATATAGGTTTCTATCATCCCCTATCTCTTGCATGTGTTTCTTGAATAACTTCCATCTCATTGGAAAGGATTCATTTGCCCTACCCTTAGTTTCTATTACAAAGTCTTCACCTACAAAATCAGGGGTATATCTAATACCTAAAACTTTTTTATCTCCTCTATTAATATATTCACCCTTCCCATTATTCTGTCTCTCATGTGCTTGACTATTAAATTTAAACGATTCAATAAGTGTAAAATTTTCTCCTTCATATTCAAATTTTATTTTTGCTTTCTTTAAAGCTATGTACATATATTTTTCTAACCCTGATGCAAAATCAATACCATCATAGGTTATTTTTTTAGATACAACCGGACCTTTTTTTCTTTTATATTTAAAGACCCTGTTCATAACTATCTCTCCTCATTAAAAACTCAGCTTTCTCTTTTTCAACTAAAGCAAGATGTTCTAGTTGTTCCCTTGCAGTTTGTATATAAACAACTGCATCCATAAGTTCCTCTTGAGTATCTTCTAAGTACCCTGCTAAACTTTTCATTCCTGATATTCTCTCCTCATGCAAAGACCTACCATATTTTTTCATACCCACCTCACTTCTCTCCGCATACTTTCTTATGACCCTTTCTACTACGGGATCTTCAACATTTAATTTAATATTATTTTTTGTATTTTTCATAATAGTATCTTCTATATTCAAATATTTTCTCCCAAATTGTAGTTGGAGTATAGGTTTCTGGTGATTTATATGTTTTACCTCTTATGTCTATTTCAACATACCATTTCTTTTTCCTATATCCTATCTCCACCGGAGTTATAAATATACGATTCCTATGACACCACAATCTTATATCAAGATCTTGTGTTGTTGGATTGTAGTTACCCATGTATTCTACTTTTCTTCCCAAGGCAATGGATCTCCGTCATCTACAACTAATGGTATGTAGCTTCCGGAATTTCGCTCCCATGTAAAGTGAGCTTCTGCACCGTTTTCGCCTAGGTTTTGAAATTTTACTTTTAACACTTTTACTTTTACGGTTTTAGCTTCGTAGTCTCTGTGAACTA